GATTGCAATAAGAATTTTAAAAGATGGAAGGGATTGGTAATGGATTTAACAGATGATCAAAAAGACTATATAAAAAACAATGTGAATAAAGTCACAAATTTAAATGAACTCACCCAAAAATGTTTTAGGGATGATGATTTAGATGGTCGCACGAAAGAGGGTCGGGCTGTTCGAAAATACTTAATAGAGAATAATATTGATTATAAAACAACCCGCCGCAAACCACAGGACAAAATCGAACTAAACGATTCCCAAAAAGAATTCATTATCCAGCAAGCTCAGGAAGGAATGTCGTCGTTGGAGATTGCCAAGCTTATATTTCCAGAAAAGAGAGTAAAGCCACTAAGCAATGAGCAGAGAACGGTTCTGGCACATATCAACGAGGTCAATCCCGATTTCGTCCCATCACAAGACTCCGCCGCCGTAAATGATTACGTCCCGCCCAAAAGCCCAAGTCGTGTGGTAAAGAAAATCAATGATGCTACAGGATTGGAGTTAAATGATGGCAAACTAAACAGGCAAAAGCAAATCTGTATAGATAAGCTCCAAATCAATCTATCCAATAGTAGATTTTTAAAAATCATCAATAATTATCTTAATAAGCCAGACAGGGAGTTGTTCGAACAGGAATTTATCCGTTTGAGTTGGGACAAGCCTGATTTAACCGCAGACGAACTCAACCTATACCTTAACGTCTGCAAAGAGGTTATTAATTTGGAGGTTGTGTCTGCTCACCTAAACAAGCTTAACGACATGTTTGACGTTGCTGATGACCAGACCGAAATGACCGTACGTCTCGCGGAGATCATCAAAGCTAAATCACAAGAGTATCATCAATGTGAAACCCGCATTGAGAATTTAACGAAGAAACTACAAGGTGATCGTGCTGAACGCATGAAGAAGTCCAGCAAGGACAATGCGTCATTTTTATCCATCGTTCAGATGTTTCAAGAAGAGGAAGAGCGGGAGAATATGGTTCGCATGGCAGAAATGCAAAAAAAGTTAATTAAAGAAGAGGCTGAGCGGATGGAAGGTATGGCAGAGTGGAAAGCGCGAATCTTAGGTATTAGTCAGGACGATGCAATTTGAATGTAAAGAGTGTGGTCAGACGTTCGATACGCAACGTGGTCTACATATGCACATCAAGAAGCACGATATGCTTCTTGGTGACTACTATGTCAAACACTATCCACGTTTCGACAGGCTGACTGAAAAACCTATCGAATTCAAAAACGCCAAACAGTACTTCTCTACAGATTTCAACACAACCAAGAACATGAACCTCTGGTTTGAGAAAGCGCCCAAAGATGAGGTAAAAAAATATATTTTGGAGAAATTTAAAAAAAGAATAGAAAACAAGAACCTCAAACACGCTCCATCGAGCCTGTATCTGAAGACGGGCGATTGGCCTACGCTGGACATCATAAAAAAGCTGTTCGGCGGTTACAACGCATTCTGTGAGCAAGTCGGGGTAAGTCCTGCGTATGGAAGTAATATGTGTAAAGAGTTTTTTGAAGATTATAGCAGTGAAGAGGTTTGGATCGACACAAGAGAGAATAAACCTCTAAACTTTAAAAATTCTTATGTTTTTAAACTGGACTTCGGTGATTACACCTTACCACCGAAAAACTACACCCATACTCATGCAGAAAGAAAGTCATTCCAAGATTTCGCCGCTACTGTAACAAATGGTTATGCTAGGTTTATTAGAGAGATAGAAAGATGCCAAAGTTTGGGGTGTTTCTTATTTATTGTTGTAGAGGCGGATTATAATCAAATTTATAAAACAAATAGTGCTGCTTACAAAAAATTCAATATGGGATTTGTGTTTAGCAGAATGAGATCTATCGAGGCGCAATTTAGTGACTGTTGTCAATTTGTGTTTAGTGGTTCTAGAGAAGGCAGTGAGGAGTTAATACCCAAGATCCTCTGCTGTGGTAAGAAGCTGTGGAATGTTGACTTACAATATTTTTGGGAAAAGGAATTAGAAAAAAATGGCTTGGATAGAAGGCAATCAAGACCTGTACAAGAAGTTCAAAGAAGTAAACGAAGAGATACTTTCCAAAAAAGGATACATCGAAGAAGGAGAGGCTAAGCTTCTACTTTATAAGTTCTTAAGAGATAATCCATCTTTTACTTGTGAGTTATTCACTGGTGTGAAATTATTTCCGTTTCAACACATGGCTGTAAAGTCTATGATGGAGACGGATTACTTTTTGGGCATATGGAGCCGTGGTATGAGTAAATCTTTTTCTACTGCTGTATTTGCTATTCTAGACGCTATCATGAATCAAGGCGTACAGATAGGAATCATATCTAAATCATTTCGTCAGTCCAAGATGATCTTTAAAAAGATTGAGGATATCGCTAGAAGCCCGAAGGCTGAGTTTTTATCTCAATGTATAACTAGAACATCAAAAATGAATGATGAGTGGGTTATGGAGATAGGCTCTAGTAGTATCAGAGCTTTGCCTCTAGGCGATGGCGAAAAGCTTCGGGGTTTCCGCTTCCAACGTATGATTATTGACGAACTCCTCCTCATGCCTGAAAAGATCTTCAATGAGGTTATTATGCCATTCCTTTCTGTTGTCGAGAACCCTACTGAACGCCAAGAGATCTATGATCTAGAAACCCAGATGATCGCGGAGGGTGAAATGACCGAAGAGGAAAGAAAACGATGGCCAAATAACAAAATTATTGGTTTATCCTCTGCATCGTATAAATTTGAATATTTGTTTAAGCTTTATCAACAATACGAATCCCTAATCATCAATGAGAATAAACAAGATGGCGCTCATAGGGTAATTATGCATTTTAGCTATGATTGCGCCCCTGCACAGCTGTATGATCAAAATTTGATTAATCAATCTAAATCAACAATGAGTCAGTCTCAGTTCGACCGAGAATTTGGCGCTGTATTCACAGATGATAGTTCTGGATATTTCAAAGTCAGTAAAATGGCTTCATGCACTCTTCCTGATGGTGAAGGGCAGTGTGTCGAGGTGATTGGAGATCCCGCCTCCAAATATATCCTCGCATTTGACCCTTCTTGGTCCGAGAGTGAAAGCTCAGACGATTTCGCCATACTTTTGATAAAGATCCACCCAGAGACGAGAAAAGGCGTTGTAGTGCATAGCTACGCCGTTTCTGGCTCAAACCTACAAACTCACATTAGATACATGGCTTATCTACTGACTAACTTCAATATTGAAATGGTGGTTGGCGATTACAATGGAGGTGTTCAATTTTTAAGCGCATGTAAGGAAAGTGGAATATTTAAAAAATTAAATTTAAAAATAGATACGGTGGACGCTGATTTAGATAACCCTAAAGATTACGCTAAAGGTATTAGGAAGCTCAAGAACGCAATAGACAAATCATCAAGAAAATTTGTGTTTTTAAGAAAACCTAGCTCTATATGGATTCGTTTTGCTAACGAAAGTTTACAATCAGCATTCGATCACAAAAGATTATACTTCGCTGGTTCTGCTATGGATGACAACTACAACATGCAGAGAAAAGCTAATATCCCTATTGATAATTTGAAGTTCTTGAGGAATCAAGATGCTGAAGAAAAAAACAAAGGAGCCAAGATGATTGATTTTGTAGAGCATCAAAGAGATATGATGGATCTTATAAAAGTCCAATGCGCTTTAGTGCAAGTTACCACTTCGCCACAAGGAACACAAAGTTTTGATCTACCCCCTAACCTTCGTAAGCAGAGGGGCGCTGACAAAGCCCGAAAAGACTCCTACTCCGCTTTGGTTCTAGGTAACTGGGGCATGAATGTATATTTCGACATGTTGGATAACCAAGACTCCGATATTACAGAAACATTCACCCCAATGTTTATTTCTTAACTTTTAAAAGTTAGAAAGTTACTTTTCGTGTAATATAATATTGTAATGGCTAGGAAGTATACGAAAAAATCAGACTATTGGAAAAAGTTTAATAAAAACAATAACTTGGAAGATTTAGCTATGAGCCAAGCTTCTGAAGAATCATATACCCCAGAATTACTGGGTGAATCATTTTATACATCAGACGCTTCGTATAAGAGTGTGTCTACAGCTAGAACTAACAGGGCTAGCTCTTCAAACGCTACAAGGGTCAATCGCTCAGCAGTAAGTAATACTATCGACAGATTCTCTAGCATACGAAAGGGCATGTTGCCTTACCAGTATGCTGCTGATGGCGTAAATGTTCGTGAAGGGATCGAGCTATGCCAGAAAGCTTATGCCAACGTTGCTGTATTCAGAAACGCTGTGGACGTTATGTCTGAGTTCGCGAACACTGAAATTTACTTAGAGGGAGGAACAAAGAAGAGCCGTGAATTCTTTCAACAGTTCTTCAAGCGGATTAACCTTCAAAACCTAAAAGATCAATACTTCCGTGAGTATTATCGTAGTGGTAATATTTTTGTCTATAGATTTGATGGGGAATTCAACGTGGAGGATTATGCTCGACTTATGAATCAAGTTGGAGCTATCAACCCTTCAGCCAATAAGATTCCAGTCAAGTATGTGCTGCTAAACCCTTTCGACATTGTATCTAAGAGGGCTACAACATTTAATGTTGGGGCATATGAGAAAGTTCTATCTGAGTATGAGCTTTCCCGCTTACAGAACCCATCTACAGAAGAAGATCAGTTAATTTATGACTCTCTAGACCCTGAGATGAAGAAGCTGATCAAGGATGGTTCATACTACACAGATGGAATCAAAATTGAATTAGACCCCAAACGTCTTAGCTTCTCTTTCTATAAGAAACAAGATTATGAGCCATTTGCAATACCATTTGGATACCCAGTGTTAGAAGATATCAATGCTAAGCTTGAGCTTAAAAAAATGGATCAAGCAATTACCCGAACTGTTGAGAATGTTATTCTTCTTATCACTATGGGTGCTGAACCTGAGAAAGGTGGAGTTAACGCCAATAACATTAACGCAATGCAGCACCTCTTCAAGAATGAGAGTGTCGGTCGGGTTCTAATATCAGATTACACCACTAAAGCTGATTTCGTTATTCCAGATCTAAATAAAGTTCTTGGACCCGCAAAGTATCAGATTCTCAATGATGATATCAAGCAAGGTCTGCAAAACATTGTCGTTGGAGATGAGAAATATAATTCAACACAAGTTAAAGCCCAAATCTTTATTGACCGTCTAAAAGAAGCTAGAAGTTGTTTCTTGAATGATTTCTTACAGAAGGAGATCAAGCGTATCGCTAATAGTCTTGGATTCAAGTCATATCCAACTGCTACAATGAAGGATATCGACATGCGTGATGAAACTCAGCTTATGCGTGTTTCTACCCGCCTTATGGAGCTTGGTATTCTTACTCCTCAACAAGGAATGGAGATGTTCCATAATGGCAAGTTTCCGAATGCGGAAGATATCGCTCCTGCTCAAAGCGCCTTTATCAAACAAAGGAAAGAAGGTTTCTACAACCCTATTGTTGGTGGAGTGCCAATGATTGAAGACGAAATCTCTGAGAAGTCTCAAACTCCTGAAGCTGCTGGTAGACCGCATGGCACTACTACAGTAGATGAGCCAAAACTCTCTAACGCAGAATACTCTAGAACAAGCATTCAATCTACCATTTATGCTGTAGAAGCTTTTAATTCTATAGCTAGAGAGAGGGCTGAAGAGAAGTTTGGTAACGAGTTGAGTGAGCAACAAGAAGAGATGGTCACCAAGCTTTGTGAATCGATTATTTGCGCTTCTGAGCGTGAACAGTGGAATCAGACCCTTGAAGCTTGTATTGATAATTTCGAACTTATCGAAGAATTAAATGTAATGAATGAGGTTTTGAGTGTATCTAATAAACATAACTTGGAAGTTTATCCATCAGCAATTTTATACCATAGTCATGAAAATTAATCCAGAAGACATTGAATTACCCCTTGAGAAAACTGTTAGTTTTAAAAATGGGGAAGCGGAAGTATCCATCGCTAGTAAGTATAGCGGTTCAGAAGCAGGTTTGTATAAATCTTATATGAGCGTGTGTGCATCTGATGATAAAGCCCTTACGGACACTGAAGGTATGGACAAAAAGAATACTTATGCTGCTTGTGCTGTTCAGTATGATAAGATGCGAGCTATGATAATGGATGATAGCAAAGGAGAGCTTACTGATAAGCAGAAGCAACTTCCACCCGCGCTACAAAAAGTCATCCTCGAAAAGATGAAGAAGGATGGAAAGATCAGCAAAGAAGACTCTGAGGCCGCTGAAAAGAAACTTTTATCCAAAGACGATGAAAAAGAGCCTGATCCAAAAGGTGAAAAACTGGAGGTTAAGGAGAAAAAGTAAAATGCCTTATAAGTACACAACCACTTTTGAATCTGAAATTTTCGCTCATCAAGTGGATGATGAGTTTGTATCTAAGGCTTCTCTAAGTGAGCTATCTTCCCTAGTCCCCAAAAATATTGACTTTGAGAAGAATGTAGACCTACTGGGTGTATCATTTAACGCTGCTGTTGTTAATGTGTTTAATAGAAACGGTGACGGTATTGATACCGCCACCGCTTTAAAGTATAACGATCAGTTTATACATAAGCCCACTAATATAGAGCATAATAAAGATAAGATTGTGGGGCATATTGTTACTGCTGGTTTCAGCGATTACGGCTCTAATAAAATTTTATCTAATGAAGAATTAGAAAATAAGAAAGACCCGTTTAATATAGCATTAGGCGCTGTGGTCTATAAGTCGGCAAATAAACAGTTTGCTCAACTTCTAGAAAGATCAACTGATCCCGAAGACGAATCTTATTATAAAAAAATATCTGCGAGTTGGGAGGTTGGTTTCTCTAATTATGTTTTGGCGGTAGGAAGCGGTAAGCTTAACGAAGCCACAATCATATCAGACCCTCATAAGATTAAAGAGATGAACGGTTTCTTGAAAGCTTATGGCGGCTCTGGTAAAACTGATAAAGGTGAACCTATTTATAGATTGATTACTGGAAAGATATATCCGTTGGGTATAGGTTTCACTTCTAATCCAGCCGCAGATGTAAAAGGTATCTACAAAGATCAAGAAGATAGTGATCGAGATAAATTTTCACAAAAAGATAAAAAAATTGTAACAAAAGAAAATAACATAGCTATGGAAAACATTGTTAACGAACTAAAGGATCTTCTTATCGAGAAAAAAATCGGTGAGGAGACTGTAGCTTCCATGACTCAGACTTTTTCAGAGGCGATTCGTGAAAAGAACGAAGAGTTTTTGAAGGAAGCAGAGGCTCTTAAGAGCGAAAAGGAAGCTGTCAAAAAGGAATACGAAGATCTTAAAGCATCTGTAGACGGGCTTGAAGCCAAGCTCACTGAAGCGAATGATCGGATTAACGTTTTTGAAAATGAGAAAAAGGCTGAAGAAGCTGTTGCTCGTTTCAATGTGCGTATGGACGAACTTGATTCTAAGTTCGAACTATCTGATGAAGATCGGCAATTCCTTGCTGAAGAAGTGAAGTCTCTTAACGAGGCTGAAGAAGCGTTCGCTTCTTACTCTGATAAGCTTGAAGTGCTTTGGAAGCATAAGAGCAAAGCTAATAAAGAAGCTTTCGAGGCTGAAATTCAGGCTCGTATTGATGAGGAAGTTGCTAAGCGTGTTGCTAATACTTCGGAAGAAGTTGATGTTGAGCAAGCTCTCGACAATGCACACCAAGTTGACGCTGATATCTCAAACAATAACGAGGCTCTCGCTTCTAAAGAAGAGAATCTCGTTGACAAATTTAAAAAAGCGTTCTCTCGCGAGAACATCGAAATTTCTTAACTTAAACTAAAAATAATATTATGGGACTAAAAATTCTACCTTTTAGACAATATGACGACCACGATGTCGTTAATCTCTATCGAGTCGCTGACGGCATGGTACTCGATAACACAACCGATGCAGGTTCTGGCGATGCTGGAACTTTCGTGAAGGTTTCTGCTGGTGACTTCTCTGCTGAGCCTGTCGCTTATTCTACAGACGCTTATCTTGGTAAAACTGATTATCCTTTTGTTGGACGTAATCAGTATCCAAAAGTAAGCCTACAAGTCGAGCCAGCTGGAGCTGACGAAGTGCCTCTTGGTATCACTCTTCTTCAGACTGCCAAGAACGACGAGAATGGAGAGAAGCTTCTCTACAATCCTCAAAAAGCTGCTGAACTTCAGGCTGCTCTCCCCGGAGAAGCTGTTCCTGTTGCCACTAAAGGCATCTTCACTATTGCTGCCTCCGCTTTCCAAGGCGCTCTTGGTGGCGATCTTTCTATCGGAAGTGGAATCAAAGCTTCTACTGGTGGAACCGTAACTGGTTGCTATCCTACTGATGCCACATGTTTTGGAACCATTCTTGGAACTGGAGACCGTGATCAAGCTAATTCTAATGGAATCGTCGATCAGTTTTCTGGTGAGTATCTCGTCTTTAAATTCAACTAATATAGAAAGAATCTAAAAAATGAAAATTACTTTAAAAAGAACTCCAGAACAAATCGAGTTGGTTAAAGCTATGGCTTCTCGTAACCGTACTGTCGCTTACGAAGCTCAAGTAGCTCTTGCTGAGTTTATTGGACCTGTGCTTGCAGAGGTTATCAATAACGCTCCTACCCTTTCGAATCTTTTCACGACTCTTCAGTTTAACGCTGATGACAATCCTTCGATCCCTCTTGATCTCTACCATGATATCAATGACGAAGATTATGTAAAAGTTTACAGCCAGTCTCACGCTGGTGGTCTCCCAACTAACCAAGTGCTTCCTACCGCATCTGAGATGAAAATCGCTACCTACAGTCTTGATACTGCTGTAGCTTTGATCGTCGTTATGCTGCTAAGTCT